GGGTTGCTCATGTCGCCCGCCTTCCAGTCGCCGGTCTCCAGCTGCTTCAGGCCGCCGGTCATGTTCACGACGACGGGGACGACGTCCTCGCCATCGCGTCGCATCGCGCCACGGGCGGTGAGCTGCTTGTCCTGGGCGCTGAGGCCCACGAGCTTGATCACCTCCGGGTTGTACTCCTGCAGGACGAAGGAAGCTTCGAGCTTCTCCATCCCCATGTCGTGCTCGACGGGAGCATCCATCCCGCCGGCGCGAACCTCCTCCATCTTCACGGTGATGGTGGGAAGGGTGAGCGTGTCGATGATGCCAGCGAGGCCGCGGCCATCAACGAACAGGCTGAAGTTCTTCAGGATGCGTGGGAGCTGGGCCATGGTTCAGTCCTCGGTGTTGTGGATCAGGTGAGCAGGTCAACCACGTAGCTGTTGACCAGGTGGGAGCGGAAGGTGACCCGCTCAGCCGGGTACGGAGGGGTGAACTCGAAGTCGAAGAACACCTGGCCGTTGGCGATGCTGGTGGGGGAGTTGAGGTCAGGGTCCACCCAGACGTCGCCGCCGAGGATGGCACCGCGGGCCTTGAGGGAACGGAGGTAGCCGCGGACCGATTCCATCACCTCCTCGAGGTAGACGGCGGAGATGCAGCGATCGACGGCCCAGAGGTGACCGCGGAGGATGGACTCGTTGATCATGTCCGCGGTGCGGCGGACGGACAGGAAGGCGTAGAGCGGTTCGGCCGAGGTGGTGCGGTTGCCCCAGAGCCTGAAGCCCTGCTCACGGATGATCGTCGCCACCTTCTGCTCGTTGAGCAGGTTGGCGCGGGAGGTGTAGTCGCCGAGGGTGAAGTCGATGGCGCGGGCGGTGCCTTCGATGCCGTTGATGGTCTTGTTCGAGGGGGACCACCAGAAGCCCAGCTCGTTGTCGACCCGGTTGATGAGGCCGGCGACGGCGGAGGAGGAGGGGACGGCAGCGCCGCCGACGAGGACCCAGGGATCGACGACGTAAACGCGATCGGAACCGAAGTCGGCCGGCACCTGGATGGCGGCGGCGTCGGTGGTGTTGGGCCCGTCGGCGATGATGACGGCCCGGAGGCGCTGGGCGATGCCGAGCAGCTCGGACACGACCCGGTTCCGGACGGTGCCCTTGGTGACGGTGCCGGCCACAGCCTGGACGCCACCGGAGGGGGGAGCGCCGATCGTGACGGTGACGGTGCCGGTGTAGTTGGTGCCGGGGTTGGTGACGGTGATCGAGACCACCTTGCCGGCGTTGGCACCGGTGCCAAGGACCGCGACAGCGGTGGCCTGCACGCCGCCGGATGCCGGGGCGCTGAGGGTCACGGCAGGGGCGGTGGTGTAGCCGCTGCCCTGGGTGGTGACGGGAATGGTCAGGATCCCGTTGGTGTGGCGCTGGTGGGTGAAGCCAGGGGCGATCAGGACGCGAGGGCTGAAGCCCACAGCACCCTCGGCGGCGAGGAAGGCGTCCACGCCCTCGTAGGCACCGGTGGTGTTGTTGATGCCGCCGACGATGTGGGTCATCGTGTGCTCTTCGGTGGCCCCCTCGGCGACCCGGACCACGACGACGACGGCACCGGCCTGGTCGTAGATCAGATCGAGCGCGGTGGGGATGGTGCCGTTGCTCCCCAGGCCGGTCATGTCGTAGCGGCTGGCGACGAGCACCGGGGTGTTCAGCGGAAACTTGGCGGCGTCCGCATCGGGAGCGGTGCCGATCAGGCCGATCACACTGGATCGGACCGTCTGAATCGGACGGGCTCCGGTGTCGATCTGGAGCACCTCCACGCCGTGGAGGAAAGTGGTGGTCATGGGCGGAAGCCTCCTGTCGGGTTGATTCTAGAGCCGCACGGGAGGTTCACTCCCACGCGATGTTGACGGAGCCGGCGTCGAACGCTGGCGTGCCGGTGCTCGTGGTCAGTCGCACCATCCCCAGCGCGCCGGAAAGGGTGATCAGGCCACCAGAAACGACGGTGCCGAGGGTCGTGGCGGTCGACACCAGATGACCGATCACGATCCAGGTGTTGGCAGTGGGATCCAGCAGTTCGAAAGTGATCCGGCCGGTAAAGACGTAGGTGCCGAGGTTATTGAAGATCGGGATTCCAGCCGTCGAGCTGGTGTTTGCGATCCCGCTGGTGTAGCTGAGGGTCGACTGGGCGTTCTGGTAACCGCTCGTCGTCGGGGTCGTGCCGACACCCAGCTGGATAAGGAGGTCGTTGGCACCGGCCGACGACACGCCGTTGAACAGCAGCATGACGCGGCGGGCCCAGGAGGGGATGCCCGTGAAGTCCTTGCTGGTGCCGCTTGTGGTCGCCTGGACGGTGCCGAGGTTGACCAGCGACTCCCCGACCTTCGCCCTGGTGACGGCACTGTTGGCCAGCTTCGCCGTCGTGACTGCGGCGTCCGCCAGGTCTGCCGTGCCCAGGCCGCCGTCCTGGACGTCGCCGCCGGTCAGGCTGCCGTCTTGGATGTCGGCACCAGCCAGGCTGCCGTCCTGCACGTCAGCGCCGGTGAGCGTCCCATCCTGCACGTCAGCACCAGTGACGGTGCTGTCGTCGATCATCGGGCCGGAGATGCGTTCGAGGGGCATGGTTCAGAATGCGATGGTCATCCGATCGAGGTGACTGAGAGCCAGTTCTCAGTGCCCGACAGCAGGTTGATGGTGCCGGATCCGCCGAAGGGGTACACCTCCACGTAGATGTCGCCCTTCGCCAGCAGCTTCGTGATCGACAGCGTGATCTCGCTCACGGTCACACCAGCGCCCAGCACTTCGTTGTAGACCACGTTGCCGGATGGCGTGACGATCCGCATCTGCACTGCCGTCACACCAGATGCGACGACGTCGAAGCGGACCTTGGCGTTGATCGAGTAGAACCCACCGCAGGGGATGGACACGATGCCACCGGTCTGGCCGATCCGCCGCTCCGCCCGCACCGACGTGAACAGGACCCGGCTGAACTGCTGCACCGGCACCGCCTGGTTGCCGGGCATCTCCAGCTCGACGGCGGAATCACCAGCGGGCAGCCGGATGTTCAGCCGGTCCGGGTCATCGATCACGATCGTGTTGTAGTTGTTCGCGCCGAAGTTGATCACCTGGTCGGTGTCGGCGATGCGGATGTCCGCGATGCCAGTGCCGCGGATGTAGTTGCCGGTGATGACGGCATCGCCAGGCTTTGATGGGTTCCAGTTGGGGATGCCACCGGGATTCGACTGGCCGGTGCGGTTCCGCAGGTAGATCCCGTAGTCGCGGTAGTTGACGATGATGTTGCTGTTGATCAGCGCACCGCTGGTCACGCCAGCTTCCGAGTTGATGCACAGCCCGATGATGTTGCCATCGGTCTGGGCCGGATCGCTGACGGTCGGCGTGCGCAGCAGGTCGATGACGTTGCCGAGGAAGATCGAACCGTCGGAATCGTCCCAGCCGATGTTGCCGCAGCCGCCGCCGTTCATCTGCGCTTCGTAGAAGTGGTTCCCGATCGCCACGTTCCCGAAGCACTGGACGTCGAGCGTCAGGTTCTCCCAGCCCTGCAGCCGGAACCGGTTGCCGATGATCTTGTTCAGGCCGGCCTTGTTGATCGCCAGGCCGGTCCCGCCGTTGGCGTAGAAGTTGCAGCCCTCGATGTGGTTCTCGTAGGAGGCGATCGTGTTTCCGTCGATCAGGATCCCGAACCGCGGGGCGTTCATCACCTCGACTCGATCCCACCGGTTCCGCACGCCCTGGACGTTGAAGCCGTTGAAGCCCGACGCAACCGTGAGGCCTCGAGCAGTCGCGTTGCAGTCGAGGGTGAAGTCCTCGAACTGGCAGTCGTCACGACCGGCGAGGACGATCGCATGGCCGGCCGTCATGCCAGGCGCGCAGCGGATGATCGTCCGGCCGGCTCCCGCGCCCTTGATCCGGATGCCGCTGCGCGGCGCCTGGAACTCGCTCGACAGCAGGAACACACCAGGCGGCAGCTCGATGCTGTCCTGGCTGGCCAGGGCGGCCGACAGGGAGGGGTACTCGTTGATGCTCGGGATCTCGCGCAGCCGTGCCTCCACGCTGCGGGTGAGCGCACCAGCCCCGACGCCGGTGTAGTTGAGCGACGCCGCCGACAGGCTCGGGCCCGCCACGCCCAGCAGTAGGGCCCTGACCTTCACGCCGTTGCCCGGGGCCTCGACCAGCGTCAGCGTGGTACCTGAGACCGTGTAGTTGGCGATCGGCTGGACGACGCCACCGACGCTCAGCAGCACGCTCTCACGGCTCGTCGCCGCCTGCGTCAGCGTGAAGGTGGTCGCGGTGCCGTTGCCGGTGAAGAGGTTCTCGACTTGGGTCGTGCCCTGCACGTAGCGGGCATCGGATGCCGTCTTGCTGTAGACGTCGGCGGCATTGGCCTTCAGGCCCAGGGCGGTGGCGATGGTGGCGGAGAAGGCCGGGTCGTTGTTGATCGCGCCCGCCAGCTCCGCCAGCGTGTTGAGACTCGACGGTGCGCCGGCCAGAAGGCCGTTGATGTCGCCGTCGACCTGGCCGAGGGCGTCGCGCAGGCGCTGCACATCTTCCGACAGCAGGTTCGCCGGGTTCGGCAGCTTGTAGCTGCGGTTCGTCGTCCGGTCGTCGATCGGCATCTCAGATCACCACGAGGCGGAGCTGGCGCACCTGCGGCCGTGCCGCGGCAGCACCGGTGAGGGTGATGCGTGCGCGAGTGCTGGTGCCGCCGGCGGTGAAGCTCGACACCGTGTAGACGTACTCGATCCAGCTGTCGCCCACCGGCGTGCTGCTGGTCAGCGTCACCGCCTGCCAGGTGCCGTCGGCCTTCTGGAACTCGACCGTCACGCTGCTGCCGCCAGGGAGCAGGGCCTCGAAGGTTGCGGTCACGCGCGCGGTGGCGGCGCAGGGGATCGCCCGGGTGATGTAGGTCCCGGTCTCCGACAGGTTGCCCAGCAGCGCCTGGGTGCCGCCGAACAGGTAGGGCGACAGCTTGGTGGTGCCGGTCAGCACCGCCGACAGGGACAGCGGGACGTTGATGTCCTCGGCGAGGGGGATGCGGGCGTTGTCGCTGACGCGGATCTCGCTGCCGTCGGGCTTGGTGAAGACGAACTGCACGTCGGTCTGGTTCGACGGACGCTCGACGCCGGCCAGCGCCACCAGGTCGGTGGTGTCGCCAGCTTGCAGCAGGATCGTCCCCGTCGCTGGTGTCGCCGGGCTGCCGGAGACCGTGTAGGTGAAGGTCGTCGGGCCGGTGGAGGTGATCGTGAAGGAGCCGTTGTACTCGGTCTGGCCAGCACCGCTGACGACCACCTTCTGGCCGCTGGTGAAGCCGTGCGGCGTCGTCGTGATGACGGTCGCGGTGGTGCTGGAGCGGGTGATGCTCGACACTGCAGCGCCGCGGATGGTGCCCAGGCTGACGGTCCGGCTGGTGGAGGAGAACAGGGCCCCGTAGATCCTGAAGGTCAGGTCGGCATCCTGCACCGGCGTCCACGTCGAGGCGTTGGAGCTTTTGAGCAGCGTCCCGATGGTGTACGGCTGGCTGGTGACGAACGCACCGGAGGCGGTGTCGAGCCGGCCCAGCTGCGCGAGGGTGACGGCATGGACGGCATCATCCGTCAGCAGCACCATCGCGTACTCCACCCCGGCATCGAGCAGCACCGGCCGGGTCAGGTTGATCTTCGTCCAGCCCGTCGTCTGGATCGCGCTCCCCTGGATCACGCCCTCCGCCACCGTCGTGCTGTTGGGCAGGCCCAGCTCCGTCTCCCGGATCTCCAGGAACACCTTGTTGCCGATGTTGCCGCGGGCGGTGAACTTGAACGAGCAGGCGGTGACGTGCCGCGCCTCGTCCAGCCTGAAGGTCTGCGCGAGGGGATCGAAGTACCGGGTTTCGATCGTCGTCAGCTCACGCTGGTTGCGGGTGACGATCGTGCCCGAACCGATGAACCGTGCAGCGCCGAAGCTGCCCTGGTTCCCGGTGAAGGTGACCCGCTTGGTGCCGACTGGCACGTTGGCCGGGATCGTGATCGACCCCGTGATCTGACCGGCTGCGTTGGCTGTGAGTGGCATGGCTCAGGCAGGGGTGACGTTGATCCCGTCGAACAGGACCTGGGTGAGAGTCTCGCCCGGGTCGAAGCCCTCGACGGTGAAGGAGATGTCGATCTGCCGGAGGAACTCCGCCGGCCGCTCGGTTTCGGACAGCAGCTCCGTCCTGGTCGTGGACGTGATGCTCTGGATGCTGAAGCGTCCAGTCGTCCCCAGCCAGGTCATCACCTGCTGCGTCGCAGGGGAGGACCAGATGGTGTCGAAGAGGGTGAAGCGATCGACGGCCGGCGAGAGGGTGACGGCAGCGGGGATCGGATCGAACGACTGGTAGGGGTTGATCGGGCTGCTGCCCGTCGCCTGCCCCTGCTCCAGGATGATCTCCTCGGTGTAGGGGAGCATCCAATCCTGGGTGTTGTTCGTCGCTGCGCGGTAGGCAGTGGCGACGATCGGCAGCTGCAGCGCGCCATCGACGATCGCACCGGTCTGCGTCAGACCCTGGTCTCGCAGGTCGTCATCGATGAAGGGATCGACGAACACCCCGCGCTTCGAGCTCGGCTCGCGGCTGCTGATGTCGTTCTTCAGACGCTCCAGCGCCACCAGGTCGTAGAGGTCGAGGATCGAGCGGCGCATCGACTCGAGCTGGTCGAACGGGATCGCGCGGATCGCGTCGTTGATTACCGTCGGCGTCGCGCCCCAGTTCCATCCGATCGTCGCCAGGCTCAGCAGGTTGGCGGGCACCACCGGCGGCAGGACGGTGAAGCGTGAGGAGAGTCCCTTCACCCGGGAGAAGTTGCCGGCCCGGTCGATGCAGACCCGGTCGTACCGCGGCAGCTTCCATTCGTAGTCGGTCAGCACCAGGCTGCCGTTGACGGCACCGGTGACCTGGAAGGTGCCGGCCTGGTAGTTGATCGCCGAGGGGGTGACGTTCCCCAGGTACTGGTAGGTGATGGAGTAGGTGGAGCCAGGAGAGGGCTCGATTGCGCCCGCGCCCGTGGGGCTCCAGTCCACCTTGTCACCGTTGAGGAAGTAGTCCCGGGGCGACTGGTAGGTGGTGCCGCCCTGGGTGATGCTGTTGATCGACAGCACCGACACGTCGGGCAGCGTGTCCTGGCCGCCGCTGAAGCCGCCGCGGGTGATGCTCACCGTCTTCTGCCGGACGATCACCACCTCGATGATGCTCGACAGCGGGAAGTGGTTTAGCTGGATCGTGCTCGTCCCACCGGTGGCGGCGGTGAAGGTGTCGGGCTCAGCCTCGACCAGCTCCAAATCTGGGTCCTCGGTGTAGACCAGACGGGTGGCGGCGGGCCGGTCGATCTTGTAGCCGAAGATGTTGCCCGTCCCCTCCTTCACGCTGAGCGTGTTGGCCCCGGCGTTGAGGCCCAGCGCCTGGACGGTGAGGCCGGTGACGACGTAGTTGCCGTTGCTCTCCCGGTCGTACCGGGCCAGCGCCTCCATGAAGCTGTTGTCGGACGGCTGCTGGTTCTGCAGCACGCCGTCGATGACGGTGTAGACGGGGTAGAAGGCCCCGAGGCTGCCGTCGCCTTCACGGCCCCAGGTGGGGGTAACGCGGAGGCGGCCAGCGCCGGGCTCGTTGTAGTTCCGGGTGTTGATCGCCGGGTCGCGCAGCGTCGCGTCCTCGACCTCGGTGATCTCCTCATCCAGCAGGAAGACGCCGATGCGCACCAGACCGGTGAGGGGGATGGTGATCGTCCGTTCAGGGACCGACCGCATCGCGCCGCGGATGTAGATCCGGCTGGCGGGGCAGATGGTGCTGCCGGTGGTCTGGTTGATGATCGGCAGCGCACCGCTGATCACCGCACCATCGCGGAAAACGGCATCGGCGATCCGCTGCAGCCGGTCGCTGAAGCAGCTCTGGATCTCGTTGATCTCCGCCGACTGGACACCCTTGCCGGCACGGATCAGGTGAGCGTCGAAACGCTTGTCGGCGTCAAACCGGTTGTAGTAGCCCTGGAGAGTCATCAGAACACCACCACGTTCTCAAAGAACTGCCGGGTCGTCGCTGCCCGCTGGATCGGCGACGGACGCTGGACCACCAACAGCGTACCTGCGTTGGCCACCTCAGAGGGCGACAGGTAGAACTGGCCGGATGGCGTGCCGCTGGTGGCGACGGTGTCGAGGAAAATCGCCTGCTCACGGATCACCGCCGTCGGCGCTTCGTTGAACTCGAAGTTGAACTGGAAGACCAGGTAGCGCGTCGGGGTGTCGGTGATGCTGAACCGACCCTCGGGAACGTAGATCGCGCCGTTGACGTCGGGGGTGCAGAACCGGACCTGCTGCGCACGACGCCGACCGACCTCGGCCAGCAGGCCGGTGGCAGTAGCTGGGGGATCTGGCGGATTGGTTCCCCACGAAGCATCACCAGTGCCCCACGCCATGTGGGCGGTGCGAGCCTTGATCGCCGTGGCGATGGCGATCCGGCCGCTGGTGGTCAGGACTGCTGTCATGCCTCCATCCTACTCATGGTGTTCGGTTCGAGCCGCCCTGGTCAGCTACTGGTGGGCGTGTAGTACCCCTGGATCGCCACTGCACTCAGCTGAGGAATCCAGACTGCCACGTTGACCGGAAGCAGGTAGTCACTCTGAACCGCCATCGCCGTCCCCAGCCCTGGGATCCACACCGCCACGTCAGACGGCACCGTCTCCCAGTTGGCATCGTGAACCACGGGCCCGGCATCGGCCCACGACACGTTGCGCCACGCGAACGCCGCCCACGACTGTCCGATGTAGCCGCTGCTCTGGCCGATCGTTTCGGTGATCGTCCCCGGCAAATTGGGATCGTGCCACCCTTCACCCCATGTGTCCTCGTCGTACCTGAACCGAGTCACGTACTCAACCAGGAGCGGCAAGATCTCGGTGAGGCAGTGGTAGGCCTGGGTATCCTCTTCGACCAGATGACGGGTGAACTGGCCGTAGGAAATCTGTGGCCAGTCCGGCCGCGGCCGCACACCAGAGTGGTCGGAGTAGATGGTGCCGTCACTCCAGCTGCACTGGTCGTAGACCGCACGCCGCAGGTCGTAGACGGCGTAGATCCGCTGCAGCCGGCTGCGGACTGGATTGCTGATCCGCGTCACGCCGGCGATCTGGTCGATGATCGCGTCGCCCTGCGTCGGTGCCGACAGCCCCAGCTGGTACTCTGCCCATCGGTAGGTGTTTGCCTCGCTCTCCTCCACCAGGCCGCTGATGCCAATCCAGGAGAGGGCGAGGGTGATCGACTGGGGGGTGCCGCGGATCCGCTGCCAGGCGATGCCCTGGGCCAGCGCCTGCCGCATGTCCGGCAGGTACGGCAGGATCTCACCCAGCCCGTACTCCCAGATCAGCCACGGCACCACGCTGTCGGGGATGTTGATCCGCTTCGCCGTCCGAATGACGGGAACAGCGAGAGCAAGGGACGATCGAGGGCCGCTGCTCTCCAGCTCCAACTCGGAGCCGTCCTCCATCAGCAGCGCTGCGCCGCTGTCCTGAAGCAGAGGATCTTTCAGGTAGGGGCTGAAGCCACGCAGGCTGCTGATCGAGCGCGACATGTCGCGCTCGAACTGCGTCGCGTTGGGTGGTAGCAGGTCGTAGCGGCTGACCATCAGATCACGCAGGAGCGATTGTCGTTACGGTTCCGGAGCTGCCCATGTACTTCAGCGCTCCACCTTGCACGAATAGGATTCCGCCCCCGACTGGTGCTGCCGCCGGAGTGGTGGTGTTGGTCAGGTGAGCGGTGTTGGTCGTTGCAGCGGTTGGCTGCATGTTGCCGACAATCAGGTTGCGTGCGCGGAAACCACGATCAACCTTCAGGATCTCGTTGGTCTCGCCATAGAGAGCGTTCTGCTTGCCGAAATAATGCTTGTGCGGAGCGTAATAGACAACTCCGTTCTCTAGCTTTGCCTCGATTGGGTAATAGTCGCAATACCTGTCACCAGTTCGGAACGTGCTTTGCTGGTACTCAAGGATGTCTTGCAGGCTGATGATGTCGCCATACTGAGCGGTGACACCTCCAAAGACGACCGTTGCGTCGATATTCGTGTTGGCAGAGCAGCTCATCACTGGCGGATAGCCACTGATCACCTGCGACGTTGACTCCCAGGTGCAGCCGATAAACGTCCACGACCCGCACCCAATGGACAGCCTGTCGCCTGGTCGCGTGTCGTCAAAGTAGAACGAGTTGGATGCATGCAGCGGATAGTTGGCATCGAACTCACCGCTGATCCAGCAAAGCTCGGAAATCTTGCCGCCGCCAAAAGTGCAGTTGTTGTTGACATAGACGTCATAACCAGGCTGGGTTTTGGCAATCAGCCTCACCTCCGGATTCATGAAGGTGCCTTGGTTAATGAAGCACGCCTGAAAGTTGTCGCATCTCATCACGATACCGTGGCGGCCGCACTCAAACACTGACAGGTCCGAGATCCTGAAGTCCTCAAACCAGCAGTAGTCGGCAGACGTATGCATGACGAAGCCATCGCGCACCACGTTCTGCACGCACAGCTGGTCGATGACCATGTGGTCGCTGGCGCGGAAATCACCAAGGAAAGACCCGCCGTCGCAGTAGACGCCATCCCTTCCGGTGTTGTTCGCATCGATCGTGATACGAACCACGGTCATCGGATTGTCTCGCCACGATGAGCCGATCCTCAGGCAGTCAACATTCGCGCCAAGGTTGCTGAACTTGATGATGGTGTGATTCCCGATCACCGTCATCCGCGACCAGAACAGCTGCTGCTTGCAGATGTAGGGGCCGCGCTTGGCAAACATCAGCGTCCCATTGATGCTCCGCACGTAGTTCGACGCTGCGACAAGCGCTGCCGTGTCGTCGGTGACACCATCACCGATCGCGCCAAAGTCCTCAACCCTGACGACATCTCTCGTTCGCTGCAGGTACGTGCGCGGCGTAGCGCCAGTGGCTTGATGAGTCGCGGTCTCGTATGCACTGCTCCAGCGCTCGTCGAGCTTCGACAGCGTGGCGCGCTTCGTTCGACTGATCGGGTTGACTTCGGAAACATCGACGATCGGCATCGAATCGTTTCCAGCCAGTTCGGTGATCGCTGGACGGTTGCTGATCTTGTTCTGGTCTTCAGTCATAAGTCCCTCAGCGGTCGCGGCCGGCCATAGTCAAGTCTAAAGCTCCCAGCGCCGGGGCCTGGCTTGGCCCGCAGACCACCACGTTGGTCGGGGCTTGGAGCACCACGCGCTGCACACCGGACTGGTGGAGCTGAGCGATGAGCCAGCTAGGGGTGACGTCCCACCCGAGGCCGGACTGTGCAGCGAAGGCGGACTGCAGCGTCGCCTGGAGGTTGTTGAACACCGAGACCGGCGTGTCGGGGTAGAGGTACACCTGCGCCGTCACCGGCACCGTCACGATCGTCGCGGTCGCCACCGTCACCGTGTCGGTGATCACTCGCACGCTGCTGCTCTGCACCACCGCGCTCACCGTCGACAGCAGGCTGCTGCTGGCGGTCCCGTCGCCCTCGGTGCTGAGCACGTTGATCAGCACCTGGCCCGGCTCCGGGCTGCTCACCGCCACGTCGCGCACCAGCGTGCTCGCGCTCAGTGCGTGGTAGCGGTACCAGCTCGCGCCGCCGGCGCTGCTGCTGCCCATGATCCGCTCGATCGTTCGCACCTTCAGCTGGCTGTCGGCCTCGCCGGTAAGGCGGGTCACGCCATAGAACGCCGCCAGGTTGTCGAGGTCACCGCCGTTCGCATACCGCAGAAGGGTGGCCTTCAGCGCATCGTTGATCCGTTGCCGCAGGATCAGCTCTCGCGCGGCCGCGACCTCGAGGATCTTCACCCCAGGGTCTGACTCCAGGATCTCGGTGTAGCTGGGATCCCGCAGCTGTAGGTCCGCCAGCATCTCGGCGAGGATCGACTCGTAGTCGAGCTCCTCGATGATCTCCGGCAGCGGAATCGTGGCGAAGTCGATGGCCATCAGAGCACCAGCCCCTCGAACGTGACCTGCTGGCCGTTGACCAGATAGTAGCCGGACAGGCTCAGGTCGATCTGGCCATCAGCGGTGACGCTGTTGATCTGAATCCGCTCCACCTTCAGCCGCGGCTCCCACCGATCCAGCGCTTCCGCCGTCGCCGCCACCATGTCGGAGACCAGGGACTGATTCATCGGCCGGTCGATCAGACCTGGCAGCCGTGACCCATAGTCCCGGCGATGCACCCTGGTGCCGATCGGCGTCGACAGGATGTCGGCGATCGACTGCTTCAGGTGGTCGAACCCGTCGAGCGCCTTCCCTGATGTGCGGCTCATCCCGGCCATCAGTTCACCATCACGTCAGGACTGCCCGAGGTCAGGGTAGCGCCGCAGGCTGTCACGTCCCCCACCCTGGCGACCGGCTGGCCGTTGGCGGTGGTGTCGCTGCTGCCGCTCACGATCGGGTTGCTGCCGTGGATCGGGCAGCCGTAGGTGTCGCCCACCCTGGCGACGGGGATGCCGTTGGCGGTGATGTCCGGGCTGCCGCTCGTCACGGTCCCGCCGTGACTTCCGGGGTCCCCCAGGCGGATGACGGCGCGGGTCATTGCGGGGGGTTGAGCCGCAGTTGCGGCGAGATGATCTCCACCGGCACCGAGGCGCGGATCCTGGTGGCGACGTTGGCACCCTCCTCGAGCGGCTCGACCTTGATCTCGTCGGTTGCCGTGACGACCACCTTCGAGGCCTTGATCTTCACCGTCCCCTCGCTCTGCGTCGCGTCGATCGTGAGGGTGTGCTCCTCCCGGTCGTACTCGACCACCGTCCCGTCGTCGTAGGTGCGACGCTGCAGGCCGGCCTTGTCGCCGTTGGCGTTCCCGTCGCTGAACAGGCCCGGCATGAAGACGCCAGCGCCGAGGTTGCCGGAGGGGCTGAACAGCATCCCCACCTCGCCCTCCTCCGGCGGATCCCACACCCGGTCCTTGCCGGCCCTGGGCGCGAACCACGGCACCCAGTCGCTCAGCAGCTGGCCGTCGTGGAGCTCAACGCGAACGGCAGGGAAGCCGGCGGTGTCGCCCTTGTAGTCCACCTCCTTGACGGTGACGTAGCGGGCGGCATTGGCCAGCCGGCGGGCATGGTCCGATGACTCGCGGGACCCGACGCCAGACGTGATCTGGTCGTCACGCTGCAGCTGAAGCATGGAGCCTCCAGTAGAACCGGACAGTCAGCGGGATAGGCAGTTCGTCGGCGTCATCGCCGGCCATCAGCAGCTGGGAGGCGAGCAGCAGGATCCCCTGGCGGAGGTTGTGGGTCGGATGCTCGGGCACCGGTGCGCCGATCTTGGTCTCGGCCGCGGCGGTGGCCTGCTCCAGGGCCCGCTCGGCGGCGGTCGGCTCCAGCTCGGTGCCCATGAAGGCCGCGAGGTCCCGGACCTCGATGCTGAGCTGCTGAGCCTTGCGGGTGCTGCGTCGTGCCATCAGTTGATCCGTTCCCCGTTGGAGGTCAGCGTGGCGGTGCCGATGGGGCACACCTCGCCGGTGTTGGTCGAGGGGCAGCCGGGCATGACCTGGCCACCAGGGTAAGCCCCGGACCGCTCCAGGGGGCCGTCACCAGCAGCGGCATCAGCGTCGACGTAGGGATTGCTGCAGTCGCGGAAGGGGATGATGTAGTTGACGGCGTAGCGGAGGTTGCGCGCGCCGGTGATGAGGCTGCCGTCGAAGTCTGGATCCTCGGCGTCGGAGTCGATGAAGAGCGGATCGGACGACTCGAAGCCAGGGATGACCCAGGACTGGATTGCCGCTTCGACCTGGGCCGCCATGGTGTCGAGATCGGTCTCGACGTCGTCGTAGGACTGGGTGACGCAGACGATGGTGACGATGCCGCGGCGACGCTCGAAGCCGTTCCAGCCGTTGGTGCTGCGGTCGAGCAGCTCCTCGCGCGCGCGGGTGTGAACGACGATGGCGGGCAGCTCGGGCTCATCGATCGGCATGAGACGACCAGCGAAGACGCGAGGGCCGGCGGCGGTGCGGTAGGTGGCCGCGCCGGGCTGCTGGCCTTGCGCCGGCGGCGGGGTAAGGTTCGCGCCGAGGCGCGAGACGAAGGCGGCGCGGATGAGGCTGCGGGGATGACTCATGGGGTCGGCGGCCAGGCCCCGGGCTCTGGATCCTGTTGAGCGCTGAAGGTGACGCCACCGGAACCGTAGAGAACACGGTACGGGGCCAGGCTGCGGGGGAGAGGACCTGGCAGGGCGAGATTGATGAAGTACCCGGGGACAGGGATTGGAGGTGTGAGCTGCTTTCCATCGTCGTCGTACGTGGCCGGCACGACGACATCCATTCCAATGTCGATGATGTCGCCATTGTGACCGAGAGGAATCAGCTCGCCTTCGTCGTTCAGATAGCCCAGCCGCTTTGCGACAGCATCCGCTTCGGCTTCGCTTGGGAATCGCAGGGTGTAGAAGTTCATGAGATCAGTGGCGGCAAGTTGGGACGACGGCTGTTGAAGATGGAGAACGCGCGGATGTACCCAGTCCATTGGCTGCCGCCGACGCCATTGGAGCCAATGTTAATCTTATTGATTCCAGACGGCATCGTGACAGACGTGTCCTGAGTAGTCAGAACGCCATCGGTGCCAAACACTGAGTCATTCGCAGAGAGGGCTTGCACAAGTCTGAACGGCGCTGTCGTCGCATGACCTCTACCTACATAATCGGTCTGCGTAACGTTATTAGCAGTGATTGAGAAGTTAGTGATTTGATTTCCGCCCTGTGCTCCATAGGCGGAAATGGAGTTGTTTGTCGTACTGTCGCTGACGACATACGCTGTGTCGTAACCCGCGAAGTTGCCGGCATAGCCTCTCGCCAGTTCAGCGAAGATCGTCACTGCACTTGGATTCCAGATGTTGGAGAACGCAGAGCCGCTGATCGTCATCACATCAGCTGTGCTCGATGCTGACACGCCGGCTGTAGCCACCGGTGGGCCCAGAACTGAGGACGATTGCAGCTGCGCAAAGTCAACCGCGATCTCATCGCCACTGCTGCGAATCCGGAACCCGATCTGTGGATTCGTCACGGTCGCCGCTGCGATCGAGTACCGCAGCCATTGGTTCGTGATCGACACGGTGTTCCACGTCGCGCCGCCATCTTGCGTGATCTGGATCACGCCGGTCCCTGTGATGCGCTTGATCAGGAACCCGCTCACCCGCGTCGCTGATGCGCTCGTGATCGTCTGCAGTGCCGTGCCATCACTCGAAGTTGCGGTCAGCCTTGTCGCCGTGTTGGCGGTGCCGTCAGCGCCGACTTGGTCGCGCGTTGGCGTGATCCCAGACTTCACCCATGCCGTCTGCGTCAGGTCCCTGGCATGCAGCGACAGGTTGAGAACAATGCCCCAGATCCGAAGCCCCAGGGCTTCGCCAGTCGCTGGGTTGAACTCCACAAAAGGCGTGTTGGCCGAGGGCTGCACCAGCAGGCCCGCTGAGTTCCAGCCCCAGGCCGGAGAGCTATTCGTGAACGTGTCGATCCTGCCGCCGGTCACCAGGTCGTTCACGTTCCCTGTGCGAGCAGGCGCGATGTGCCACGCTGGCCTCGCGCCAGCACGACGCCACAGCTCCTCGCGGCACCAGTCAGCGCCCCATAGCGGTCGACGGTTGGGAAGGATCAACATCAGTTCTGCAGCAGCCCCAGTTCGATCGTGTGCTGCTCACCGCTGGGCGGGGTGTAGCCCGCCACCGCCACCAGGCGGCCGATGAGTGCCGTGCTCGCGGTATCACACACGTAGTCGAGGTTCACGAAGGTCTGCAGCGACGAGCTCGAGTCGCTGCCGGTTCCACCCACCTGGTGGTTGTTGAAGTCGATGTGGCCCAGCCGGTTGACGCGGTTCGCGTAGTTGGTCGGATAGGCCGAGCCGTCGTTGATCGCCGCGATCGTCGCTCGGTACAGGTACAGCCGGAAGGTGGTGATCGTAGTGCTCGACTTGATGTGGCGAGCAGTCAGGATCGTGCCACTGCCGCCGTTGGAGCGACCAGCACCGCTGAACGTCAGCACGGTCGGCGAGCTGGTGCTGTTGCTCACGCTCGTCATCGCACCGTAGGCGGTCGTGTTCGACGGCCTGGTGAACTCCGCGCTTACGCGCTTCTGGTACCCGACAGCCTTTACGCTGTTGATCAGGTCGTTGGTCGCCGGCACCCACGTGTTGGTGGTCGTGTCGAAGACGTGCAGCAGCAGGCTCATGGCGTTCCTCCAGTGTTGTGTTTGTGCAGCAGCAACAGCCAGCCGGTGTGGCCATCAGACTGTGGGTCACGCACACGGTAGGTGGTGCTGCGCATCTCCACCACATCACCGAGCTTCGGCACCAGAGGCAGGTCCTCCCCGTTGATCAGCACCACCGGCTGAGTTGAGCGGACCTGCACTCCAGTCTCCGGATCCACACCCACATGCGAGGCCTGAAAGACGCCTCGCAGCTCATGCGAGACCTGGCCGCGGCGGTAGACCATGGGCTCAGAATCGCCCATCGTCCGCACCACCGCGCGCAGAGCAATGCTCGCCAGATCGTTTCGCATCAGGCCACGAAGTCGTTCAGCCGCACCCGGGCGACAGCGTCGGTCGTGGCCTTCGCTGCCAGGAACACCCCCACATAGGAGTTGTTGCTGCTGACCGGGGTGATCCGCTTGTTGGTGTTGTCCCAGTAGGCCTTGGCGCCGACAGTCGCGTCGGTGTTGGCACCGGTCGCAGCGGTCAGGTCGTACACCCCCTCGGAATGGACGTTGATGGAAGCGCCAGAAGCGCCGTCCACCACGCACACGCCGAACAGGCTGCCGAGCAGCACGCCCTCGCCCGACAGGCGAGCATAGGGCAGGACCACCTCGACGTAGCAGCCCTCTTGCACATAGTTCTTCATGATCAGTCCTCAGAAAGGGTGGATTGGTCGCGGCTCATCACTGACCGCTGGAGCGGTAGAAGCCCTGGTGTTGGCCGATGGTGCAGCCGAAGTCGTGGCGCAGGTAGGTCACGATGCCATCGGGATCGCGCTTGATCTCCGACTCAATCGTCGGGCCAGCTTCGCCCTCCAGGTAGCCGTAGATCAGCTTGCTCACGCCGGGGTAGTTGCCCACGATGTAGAACTGGCTGGTGCTGCTGGCGTCCAGGCGGGGCTCGACGATAGCCGTCAGCTTCCCGGTGAAGGGGTTGACGTTGCTCGTCTGGGTCGGGGTGAAGGGAGCGTTGAACTGCTCGAAGGTGGTCTCCAGCGTGGTCGGCAGCAGGATGTACTGCGGCACCACGTACAGCGGGTTCTTGCCGGTGAAGTCCTTCTGGTTCCGCATCGCCTGGCGGGCAGCAGCAATGGCGGTGACGCCGATCGCACCAGAGCCGGTGTTGTTGTGGCTGGCGTGGAACAGGGCCACACCGTCCGACATGCACTTGGCGTTGCCGGTGATCAGACCCCACATCTGGTTCGCCTCGAAGGTGGCGACGCCACGGGCGAGGATCTGAACGGCGCGGGTGATGTAGCCCAGGTTGTCGTTGATGATCAGGCGGCGGCCGATCACCAGCTTCTTGCCGTACTCGGTCAGGTTCCAGGAACCCTGTTGCTCCTGGATGGTGCCGGTCTTGTACTCACCGCCTTCCTTGATCTCCTCCGGCAGCATCTGACCGCCGACCTCGATCTCCTTCATGTCGCGGAAGTCAGGCAGGTTGCGCTGCTCCGCCAGGGGCCGCCAGGTCTGAACCTCCTCGGCATAGGCTGCCTTCAGAGTCACGCGCTGGATGGAGGCCATCAGCAGCGGGAAGTCGCTGGTCGAATGGAAGGCCCGGACGGCGATCTCGGACTTGTCCATCCCGCGATGGCTGATGCCGGCCAGCTCCAGTGACTCGCGCGCCATGTCGAGCAGGGTGCTGCCCCGGTACTCCTTCGCGCCGCCGTCGGTCAGCTCGCCCAGGTTGGATCGGAACTTCAGGTAGTCGAGCTTCGCCTCGAACCGCTTCTGGCCGTGGTCTTGGGTGACCTCGATCCGGGCTTGGGCGGGGATGCGCTGCTCAGCCTGCGACTTGGCGTCGATCAGCTGCATCCGGGCCTCATCGAGGGCCACGCCGTCAGCGATCAGCTTGTGGGCCAGCTCGTCGCTCACCTGCAGCTTGCGGGCAGCGTCGAGGATGCCGGCGGTGCGGCGGCGCTCTTCAGCGCGCACCTCCTCGGCATTGAGCACCGGCGCGGCAGGGGCCGGCGCAGCAGCTCGAGTCTCGGGCGCAGCCTCAACGGCCGACGCCCCCTGGTTCAGTTCGTCCATGGATCTCTCCTGGGGTTGGATGGGGGTGGGCTCGTCTGAGCGCACCTGGGCCCCGGCATCGGCCGGGATCGGGACCAGCGAAAGCTCATACGGCTCCCAGTCCACAGCGCGCTCAACCGGCACTGCGCCGGTCTCGTCGCGCTCCGTCTTGTGGACCTTGTAGCCCACAGACACGTTGCGGTAGATGCCGTCCTGCACATCCTGGAAGATGGGCTCAACGTCATCCCGACGGCTGAACTTCACCAGGGCGCGGCCCTCGTTCCCGTCCAGCCATGCTCGCTGCACCACGCCGATCTGGCTGCGCAGCGAGTAGGAGGCGTGCGCATCCAGCAGCGGAGCACCCTTGTTCAGGCGCTCCA